AGTAACAGCATTTTCACCTTGAGGAACACTTAGCTCTCCACTTACATTCCATACATCATGCATTGTTATGCCTTTAACTGATCCTGAAGCTTTAGAGGCAGTAACAGCATTGTTAGCTAACATATCAGTATCTACTATTCCGTCAGGCAGACCTCCTACGGAAATACCTGTAACGGTTCCGTTTCCATTAATTGTTATTGCCATAGTTTTAAACGATTGTCCATGTTTCACCAGAGCCAACCGTTACAGTTACTCCGTTGTTAATTGTTATAGGACCAAATGATCCTGCATTATGATTATTTTGGATGGTGTAGTCATGTGTAACTGTATTCTCGTTTTCCCAGAAAATCTTATTAGCATTACTGTTACCACCAGTAGCACCAGCTGAAGCATTCTGCCAAGATATATCAGTACCATCTGATTGAAGAACTTGTCCGTTAGAACCTACAGTTAATACTGCTGGATTTCCAGATGAATCTCCATATATAATTTTACCTCTAGCAATCCCTGCCATCTTAGCAAGAGTAACTGCATCATCTACGATTGAAGCTGTAACGACTGCGTTGCTTGCAAGCTTGTCAGCATCTACAGCATCGTCCGCAATCTTAGCGGTTGTAACCGCACCACTTGCAATCTTAGCTGCACTAACTGTCCCATCTCCGGGAGTTGTAATAGTTAAAGCAGATCCAAATTGAACAATAAATACAGAGTCTCCACTAGCTAAATTAGCACCAAAGACAATAGTATTAGCATCAACTAACGCAAAGCCTTCTGCCGGAGCAGATGTCCCTGTATTAGCTTTTTGAACGACACCATTAATACTTACAAGTAATTGAGCTGCACTTGTTACACTAGCGGCAGAACCTGAGTTACTACTTTCACGTAAGTCATATGTAGCTATACTACCATTAAGTGTAGGTGCTCCACTTCCACCAGCTGGACATAAGAATAAGTATTTAAAGTCTCCAGTTGATGTAACTTCTTTCCATGCTGAAGTTGAAGAGTCATACACCTTCATCTTGTCAGCATTGGTATCATATACTAAATCACCTTCATCATTATTAGATGTAGGTTCTCCAGCATTTACACGATATCTATTACCAAAGTCGTTAATGTCGTTACTTAAGTTAAGTAAGTCAGCTTCTTTAAGTGTTGCTTTATGATAGTTATATATCTGACCAGACCCAGTAGAACTAACTTGGAAACAAACTCCAGCATCAACAGTAGAACTGTTAAAGTTAGAAGCTATATTATTAATTGTTACTGTTGAACCACCTACAGTTCTACCTGTAGTTGATGTACCAGAACCATTAACAACTAAACCTCCAGCATCTGCAATACTTATTACAACTCCAGAAGCTGGTTGTGTGTTAGGAAATGCAGCATCTGTAGCTATAACTTCAAGACCACCAATAGGTGCAAGCTGTGCTGCTACATAATCTACAACAGCTCCAGAGGTTGGAAGTTGGGTATCACTATCTGATATACTTGTTTGTTTTAAATCACTAGCTAACTTGGCTAGTGTTACGTTAGAGTCTGCTATTTTAACAGTAGTTACGTTAGCATCTGTAATCTTAGATGTGGTAACAGAGTTAGAAGCAAGTTTTACATCTGTAACTTGAGAACCACCTATATGAGCTGTGTCAATAGATCCATCAGTATAATGTTCAGAATCTATAGCATCGTCAGCTATTTTAGCTCCAGTCACTGCATCAGCACCGAGAGCTGTAGTATCTACCGACCCTGCTGCATAATGTTCAGCATCAATAGAGTCAGCTGCTAGATGTTCAGAATCTACAGCGTCATCTGCTATTTTAGCTCCAGTAATTGCGTCTGCTGCTATCTTTGCTGTGGTTACATTTAAGTCTGTAATCTTAACAGTTGTAACTGCATCTGTTGCTATCTTTGCTGTAGTTACCTGAGAGTCTGCAATGTGAGCAGTATCAATACTTCCATCAACATAATGCTCGCTGTTAATTGAATCATCGGATATATTATCTCCATCTACTGCATCATTAGCTAATTTTACATGTGTAACTTGACCATCAGCTATATGTGCTGTGTCAATACTACCATCTACATAATGTTCGCTATTAATTGAATCATCAGCAATCTTAGCTCCAGTTATAGCATCAGCTGCAATCTTAGCGGTGGTTACATTATTGTCAGCTATCTTAGCTGTGGTTACATTTGAATCTGCAATTTTAGCTGTAGTTACATTACTGTTAGCTATCTTTGCAGTTGTTATAAGACTATCTGCTAAGTCTCCTGTTGCAATAGAACCATCAGCAATTTTTGCTGAGTTAACTATTGAATCCTTTAAATCTGTTTGTCTTATTAACTGTCCACCAGCTTCTTGAGCTGAGTACAATAATTGAGTTTGGTTATTATTTAAGTCAGCTGCACGTATTGATGAACCAGCTGCATATTGAGCTTGAGCTGTATCTACGTTAGTTGTTCTATAAATATGTATCGCTACTCCCGTTCCAGGAGCAGAGTTAAATACAATGTTTGTATTATTTATGGTGTAGTCATTATTTGTTTGACCACTTGAGTTTTCAGTTTTTACATCGTTGTTAAGTTCTACTTTGACATCGCTGTTTGCTAAATATGGAAATGTAAAGGCAAAACTCGTTGTGGAGTTATTGCCTGTATAAAAATGTTCAGTTGTCGCCATTTGTTATTACAAACGTTTTGTTATTTAATTGGCGGTGGATTATCTGTAAGGCAGTACTACTCCATATGGATTTGTAATACCTGCTGTATCTTTAAATGATTTATTGTTTTGTATATTTAATCTTCTTTTTTCTGCATATAATTCTTGAGCTTCTGGATCATTTCTAATCTGTGCCCATGCTATTGCTCGAGCTTCTGCAAACATTCTGGCTATAAGTTGATTATGTAAATAAGCTGTCATCGGATTCATTTCCCTTCTACCAGAATTTCGATCTCGATGCATTTCTTTAATAGATGCAATAACTCTAGGGTTTTTAGCTAATTTATTTAATTTAGCTTCTAAGTTTTGCAAACCTATGGCTTCTTCAAATTTAGATCTAAGCCTAGGAGATTTACTAAGATCTAATCCATCAGGAGAAGAATATACAGACATTCTCATGTCATAACCACTTTCAAATAAAAGTTTTCTACCACGACCCGAAACTAAATTAAAAGAAACTGGACTAAACATATTAAACATACGAGTAGGAAAATCCCAATCTCTAATAGGTTTACCAGTTAACAGGTCGTATTTAGTAGGTAATCCACCTTGAGGATCTAAACCTTCAGCGTATAGGTTTCTATTTCTTATTGATTGCCATATTCCAGAATTAAGTTCTTTCATTCCAGGATTCAGTACCTTACCTATTTCATTTCTTAGAGATGACATAGGCATAGTGTTGTTAGCTAATCCAGCAATAATTGATTCCCAACTTCCAGGTTTTCCAGCAAATAGATCTACAAACTGTTGCATACCAGCTAAATAAGATTTACTTGATACAGCTTGCATGACTACAACAGCCATTTTTTGTAGGTTATCTTCGGTCCACTCTTCACCCATTAATTGACTGTGATCACCAATATCAGCAACAGTAGAAAGAATTAAGTTAAATGGTTCAAATGAATCATAACTAACCTGTACTCCACCAATAGTTATAGTTCTTGGCTTATATCCAGCATCAATCCATGTTTGTCTTTTCTGTCTGTCAGCGGGTCCATTACCAGTAAGACCTCCATTCATAAAGTGAATAGCTGCCATTGATATTACTGAACCACCCATTGCTAATCTACCTAACTGTAAAGCTTTAGCATTAGCTAAATCTTCAGCAGATTTAATACCATACTTAGCTACCTCTCCTAAGTTATCAGGAGTAGCAAATCGTATGTCATTAAATTCTTTTACAAATAAATTAACTATTGGAGTATGTTTAGCAGTAAGAGTTAAACCATTTACACCTGTTCTTGCAAATAAGAAGAATGGTTTAGCCCAAGGTGCTTTGTCAAACGCATCTTGTAAACCTTTTGAGAATCCTTCTAAATCAGTTGTAAGAGTAGCTTCTTTCTTTGCATATAAAGTAGCAGCATCTGTGATATTACCATCAGCATCTGTTATTCCAGCATAGAATTTATTTTCTGCATTTTTTAATAAATCAGGTGTTATCTCTGTGATTTCTCCAGCATCAAATTGATTCATTGCAAAACGCATAGCCTTTTCTTTAGCTCTTGCTCTACCTAATATGAAACCAAATGTTTCATCAGTAGCTTGCATTATCTTTGTTGAGTAAGTAAAGAAAGAACTATTATTCATAGCTCTAGCCTGATTTGCTATGTAGTATGCAGCTCTATCTCCCCAACTTGCTTCTCCACTATTTTCTATCCAATCACCAAGTATTTCCCAAGTTTCAGCTTCTTTAGTATATTCAGAATATCTGGTAGTAATATTAGAAACATCTCCTGACCAGTAAGAATTTAATTTACTTTTAAATAATGTCCATGCTTCAGGAATAGTTTCAATCATTGAACTCATCGCAGCGAGAGAAGCACGTTGTGTTGTTCTATCTCCGGATAATGTTGCACCTAATATTTGTGAAAATGGTCTTAAGAACGTAGCTGTTCCTGTACCCATAATCGCCCTTACTGGAGTCTTAGGACCACTAAGAACACTATTAATCATCATGCCCTGTAGTTCTTTAGTTAATACACCAGTCTTTTTACGACCTCCAAAATAACCACCTTTTAAAGTTTTCTTAACCCAGTTATCAAAGTCAGTTAAGTTGTGGATTTCATCAGACATAGAGATAACTTCATGGATAGCTCTAAATAAACTACTGTCAGAATCATTACCAGCTGCTTGCATTGCTATTCGCCAAGCATTCTTAGTTTCATCAATAAAATTATCAACTTCTATTCTTATATCTTTTGCACCTAATCCTCTAAATTCAGCAGATTGAGTTGCTTTAGATAATTTAATCTGAGTTAAACCAGCAATTATCTTTTCATACATTGCACGAGATGGACCATCAATATCTGCAATATCTGCAATATCCATTAGTTCTCTACTTGCAATGCCTAAATCTCTAATTTCTCTCATAAGAGATCCAACAATTAAATCAGCAGCTACTACGTTTGCAGATTTCCAAACTTCTCTACCATCAATACGGTTCATGTCAACATTAAATTGTCTCCAAAATTCCTCTGTGGTTAAATCAGTTGCATTCCTACCTTCAAGCATTTCTCTGGCTTTTTCAGCTGCATAACCCCATTTCTCTGCAAGAGAAGTTCCTTCTTTTTTAGCTATTGCAATTTCAGCCTGAATCCTATCGTCAGACATAAATTGTTGGAGAACTCTTTCAACCTCTTTTTGTGCCATTTCAGCACTCATTGCAGTTCTTTCTATTTGTACTGGTGTATGCAATGAATCTGTTGAACCATTACGTGAACCATAATCAGTAACAATTTTTTTACGTTGATAATAAACATCACCAGCTTTACCAGTAGATGTAGGAGCAGCTTGCCAAGAATCAGTCATCGGTTTGTTCTTATAACCACCGTATTGATCAGGTCTTAAAGATTTTGCTTGTAGTTGTGCTTTTTCACTTATCTGTGCACTAACGTTTTCTTCTCTTTTTATTGCTCTCTTAACTGCATCTTCACTTCCATCTTCTACTATTGTCCCGCTAGGTAATTGTCTAGATTCAGGAATATAGTCACCTTTAGGTGTTTTAAATTTCTTTACACCTTTACCTAATACAATTGCAACTCCATCAAATAAAGCTCCAATTCCCATACCTTCTACAACATTCTTTAATGTCTTCATAAGGGGATGGTCTTCTTCTTTAGTAGCAAGTGGAGTATCTATAAAATTATAATGGTCTCTCAAAATAGCTAGACCATTATCTTCTTGTGAATATTTAGATATAACATCTGAAGTTGCACCAATAGCAGCACCTCTTAGTAATGAACCTCCAACACCACCGATAGCAGTACCAACAGCACCTAATCCAGCAGCTTTTAAAGCTACTAAACTTGCTGGAACTAAAGTACCAAAGTGGACAAGACTCCGTAGAGCACCTCCCCACCATGTTTTAGTTTCTATTGGATTATCATCATCAACAAACCAGTCATCCCATTCAGCTTTATAACCTTCGTCAGTTTGACCTTCTTCTTCCATTTCACCACTGAACATATCAAT